GGTCAAGCGTTACGGTGATCACGCCATACTTCCGATCTACTAGCGAAGGGGTGATTTCCAGAACTTCTCCCGCGCTGTCGAGAAACACAGGTGTGTCGAGGGTAAGGAATGCGTTTGCAGTACGCAGCAAGCATTCCTGTGCAGCACAGCCCGTTATCTGGAAAGTGTCCCGGCAATCTACCCGGTCAAGGGTTTCAATGCCGAGAGCTTCTTCCACACGGGTACGGATAGTGCGCTGGAGGTCCTCGAAGCGGTCTGGTGTCCCTGCACCGCAGAGATTGTCAGTACCACCCGAGGTGCCCTTTGTAAGTTCGGTGTTATTGAGAATGTACATAGAGCCTCCAGGCAGTTAGATCACTTCTTGCGCTGTACCGGTGCTGCGCGGCGGGCCGGGGCCTTGGTCGCTTTGGCCACTGGCTTGGCGGCAGCCTTTGGTGCTTTCGGTGCAGGGGTCTCGGTATTCTTGCCAGCGCCGTCTTCCGACAGGTCGGTCATACGAATGTCACCGGACTCACCGCCCGCAGGAGGATCGACTGGATCTTCCTCTTCTTCCTCGGGCTCCTCTTCCTCTTCGACCGCTGCGGCCTTCGGAGGGTGGGTGCCTTCGGGTTCGTTCGATTGTTCGTTGGTGTCATCTTTCACCGGCTCAGTGCGCACGTTCGGCTTCTGGCCTGCTACCGCTTCGGCCTTGGCGTCTTCCTGGGCCTTGTACTCTTTGGCAGTGGACTTTTCCCAGTGGAACAACTCTACCGGCACGGCGCCCTCTTCTTTTGCTTCCCAGTGACTACGGGTGAGCAGAGTGGCCGCCACTTCGTCATTGCGGACTTCGACGATCTCGCCCTTGCGGACGGGGTTAGCGAAAAGGGAGGGGAGGGAGATGTTTTCGATCTGGACCGATTTGAGGAAAGTGCTCATGGGTAGTTACCTCGGGGTTATTCCATTCCTAGTGAAAAAGGGGCCGCGAGGCCCCTTCTTTTGGATCAAGCGGCGAGTTAGGCCACTTCGTTGGTGTTGACCGGATCAGTGATGCTGTTGGTGATACGAACTGGCAGCGAACGATCAGCAGCGTTGCCCAGGTTGTCCAGGCGGACCAGTGCGTCGGTGTCGTCCACTTGCAGAGCAACACGAGCGGTTACGACGATGACGTATTCGCGGCTGCGGATGTCTTTGTCGGTTTCGATGCTGATTTCGCGCTGGATGCCGAACAGCAAGTTCTGAGGCATGGTGACCAGACCCTGGTCGCCGTCGCCGTGCACGTCCAGCATGCCTGCGCCTTCGATGGCCAGACCAGCCGCGTGAAGCGGTACGTTACCGGTCAGTGCAGCGTCACCCAGGGCAGTGCCACGAGCCGACAGGTACTGAGCGTAGCGGATGCGGTTGGCCAGCGAAACGAAGCCCTTCATTTGCGGCAGGTTACGCAGGTACTTCGGAGGCATCAGCAACAGCGCAGCGGCGGCGGTGTCGTGGGTGAAGCCCGCGTCCAGGTTGTCCAGGACGTGAACCGACGCACGCTTCATCCAGCCGTTTTGCAGAGCCAGGTAAGCATCACCCGACGCAGTGTCGCCCCACAGTGCCAGTTCTTCCAGGTCGATTGCTACGCGAGTAGCGATGGCGCGGAGAACGTGAGCTTCGAAGCTTTCGCCTTCGATGTTGTCTTCCAGCACTTCGTAAGGGATGCGAACTTCCGCGATCACTTCCGAGGTGTTCAGTTGGATCTGGCTGGTGGTCGGCTTGGCACGATCCGCAGCGCGAACGTAGCGGTCGTTACCACCCGCGTCCAGGTCGCCGCCAGTTTGGCGAGCAGCACGCAGGATGCGAGAGCCGAAGCCCATGCGGTTGATTTTCTTCTGCGGGCCAGTCATGCGGATGAAGCGCGACTGACGCAGGATGGTCGGTTCATCGTAGATGAAGTCGATGAACTGGTTTGCTTGCTCGGGCAGAAGCAGGCCGCCGTTGGCTGCGAAGTCAGCCAGGGCGATGTCGGCGCGAGTAATGATCTTGCTTGCGGAGGTGGTCATTTTCGACTCCTAGAATCCATGGATTTGGTTACGTGGCTCGCGCCGGGTTATTGGTCAGCGCCGGGAGCGGCACCATCTTCAGGATCAGCAGCACGCTCGGTGCGAGTGATCGCGCCAAAGCAGCCTTTGAACAGGTCGCCAGTGCCGCGCTTTACTTCCTTCTTGACGGGAAGTTGGTCGCCACCTTCACCGCGCAAAACGGTAGTGCCTTCCAGAGCGGTGATCTTTTCCACCAGCGGCAGCGTTGCCGCAGTAACAGCTTCGGTGATCTCGGCGCGGCGGATGTTGGCAGCTTCTTCGCTTTTCAGCTTGTCAGCGGCTTCGTCTTCTTCGCGCTTGATGCGGTCGGCTTCGACTTGCTTGGCCGCTTCGTCGCGCTGGGCGAGAACGGTGGCCACAGTTTCGGCGACTGCGGTAATGAACTCAGGAGTGCCAGGGGCAGGGGTAGCGACTGGTTCGCTGCGCTGCACATCCAGCGGCTTTTCGTCTTTCTTCGCTGCGGTAGTCATTTCGTGCTCCTTCTCTTTTCGCTGGATTGATGCAACAGATACCAGTAGCTGGCGTGGGAGGGAGTCCAACAGACCGTTTGCGTATTCAGCAAACTGACCGCAGGCGCGGGTTACCAAGTCCTTCTTCACGTCGACCGGCAGCTCGCTGTAGAACAGGATGTTGCGGAACAGGTCACTCAGCATCCAGAGACCGTCGTTCAGCGCATCCGTTACTTGCTCGTCTGCCATCGAAGCGTTGAAGTCGAGCTGGCCCCAGCCCCAACCACCGTACGCATACTCGTTGATCACTGCGATGAAGCCGTCCGGGATGTCGCCAACTTGCGAACGAATGATCGTCGCTTGTACACCCTTCTCCAGCTCCATCAAGCGAACTTCTTCGCCTTCAGGGACCTCCGCCCGCTGCAACACAAGATTGCCAGACGGATTGTTCAGAGCTTTTTCGTCGAAGTCAACAGAATTCCGCTGGCACCATTCTGCGCAGGAGGCTGCGTCAGGGAAGGAACCTGCGTCGAATTCCAGGGTCACGACGGTCAGCTTGGTCTTACCTTCGGTGGGTTCGGTCTCTTCGGTGCGCTTGATCTGCGCCACGATGCCGTCCGCCAGGTTGACCGTGGTCACGTCGGTGCAATTGATTGCACCTGGGTTCTGGGCTACCCAGGAGGTGTCGTCCTCGCTGCGGGTAACGGTGAAGTTAGACAGGCCGTAGGAGGCCAGAGTCTCGGTAACGCCAGCTTCATCCAGAGAACCGGGGAGGCTGATGCGGACGAGGTTGTCGGCGCCTTCGCTACGCCGGGTGCGCGATACGCGCTTGGATGCTGGTTTGCTCACTTTGTCGTCCTCTTGGGCGGATCGGAGAATCCCGAAAGCTCTTTGGTTGGCTGGCTTCTTCACCAGGGTAATGAACGCTGGGTCATCGACGGTGACGAGGTTTCCTTCCACCGTGGCGCTCCGCTTGATTCGTTTAGATCTCATCGTCCTCGTCCTCAATTACTTGGTAGCGGTGAGTGTGTCCGGCAGCCTCTCCGGTCACCGTGGCGCCCGTGATCGAGTGTGAGTGCCCGTCCGTTACCCCTGTACCGCCAGAGATTACTCCGTTCAAGGGTCCTAGAACTACCGTATATGTGTGTGTATGTCCATCAAAAGGATCAGGTTCAGTCAGCCCGGAGACGATCCAAGTATCGGTGTCGTACTCCAGGTTAACCGGGATCATGAACACGCTGGCCTCGAAGGAGAACCCGTTGATCTCCCCGTCCAAGATGCGCTGCCACAGGTCCGCATCCAGGATCTTCGCTCCCACAACCCAGGACCCTTCGATGAAGTCTGGGTCCCCGGCGCGGGCGATGAAGCTCTCGACCAGGATGTACTCCTTGCCGGTAACGTCCACACCGTCGTGGTCTACGTCCAGGCCAAAGCCTTTCTGGCTGAAGGTGTAGCAGAACTCTTTGATGGCCTCCGGGGTGTAGACATCACCCCAGGAGTTCGGTACGTAGGGGACCAGCAGCTCGGCCAATACTACCTGCTCGAACTGCCGATCATCGCGTTGGACGATGCGGACTTGGGCGGTCATTTGAGAACCTCCCCTTCCGCGCCGTGTTCAGGCTGCTGCTGGCTGATGTCGCCACCGGCTTCCAGTTTTTTTGCTTCTGCGTCCTTCGTGGCCTGCTCGTTGTGGGTGGTGGCTGCCGACTTCAGGAAAACCTGGATAGGCTGGTCCATCCACTCTTCGTAGCCGTCCTGGCCCTTCTCTGGGTACTCAGGCAGCTCGGCTTGCAGGAAGGTGTTGGCCGATTCGACTGCGGTACGTGGAGTCACCGCGCCCATCACGTTCAGCGCGGTCAGCGCCTTGATGGTGGTCTCTGGCGAGGTGATCGCAGGTACGCGGCTGACGATGCGGACAGACTTCATCTTCATGCCATTGGCACCGATGAAGACCTTCTTGTTCAGGATCTCGTCCAGCTCCGACCGGTCAGGGCCAAACACTTGGGACTCCGCGAGCGCTACAGCCACTTGGGAGTTCGCGTAGTTGGCATCGGCACCCATACCGACCAGGACGGAGCCTAGACGCCAGGCCGACCGTACTTTAGCCATGTTGGCTTGGTCGTACTCCTTGAACAGAGCATCGCTTTGGCGGGAGTCGGTTAGCTTCTCGACCTTGAGCTGCACCGGGGTGCCTGCCCCGTCCATGCTGTCGCTGACGCCTACTGCTTCCACCAACATGATGCGGTTCTGGCGGTTCTTACCTACGTCGCCTTTGGAGAGCATGTTGGTCAGCTCTTTGTAGGACTGGTTCGTCAGCTTGCCGCCCGCGACCGTCAGCATCATCGGTGGCACGGTGTTGTCCTGGAAGTAGCGCATGTTCACTTCTTCCGATTCCCGGCTGCCGATGATCGACGGCAACTGGTTAATCCACCGAGGCACGCCGTAGGGTTCATTCGACGGCAGCTTGAAGTGGATGATCTCGGTGGCGCTGTTGCCAGGCTCGTAGCCAGGGTCTTCCGGGAACAGGCCGGTGGCGCGGTTCATATCGCGAGGGTCACCGAACTCCTTGAAGTACACGACCGCGCCCATGACGCGCTGCTGGAAGCGGCGGAACTTGCGGTACTCCTTCACGGTGCTGACGCGGCGGCCACGAGGGATGGAGTACTCGACCAGGACCTCAGTCTTATGCTTCGGGCACAGGCGGGTGATGATCGCCGGGGCGTGGCGTAGGAGGGATAACTCCTTGGACACGTCGCGGATCACTTCCAGGAAGCCGAAGCCTACGGACTCGCGATCACGGATCACCTTGGCCATAACGGTCGGCAGGTCTTCGTCGGCGTTGGCGTTCTCCAGAAAGGACTGGGTCTCGGCCTTCTCGCCCTCGTTGACCTTGGCATCGCGGCGGATCGGTGCGATCTCCCAGCCTGGGCGGACCACGTTGGTGACGTAGGCGTCAATGCACGGCCGCAATGCGTTCGAGTTCTCGATTACCTCGAACAGGCGGTGGATGGCATAAGGGGGTGGGAGGATGAAGTCACCTGAGCCATAGGCCAAGGCAAACTCGTCGATGTATTCCAGTTGTTGGGAGGTGTCGGACTCCGCCCGCTGAACCTGGATGATAGTGGACCTGGCCTCTACCTCCGGGCTGCCGCGCAAACGGGACCGGGTGATGCGTCGAGTGGAACTGAGGGTGCTCATGCGCTGTTCTCCCGTTTGTAGGCGAAGCCCTGAGCCTTCAGGTCCTCGTTCAGATTCTTTTCAAGACCGTCATCGTTGATCACCCAGGCATCTACCACCCAGCTACTGACCCCGCGACTTTTGATCTCCAACCTCAGCGTCTTGCCCTTGCACAGCGACTTGACGTAAGAGCGTAATTTTCCAGCGGTGGTCTCGGGTCCAGACCTGACCGCGTTTGGGGCATCTACTCCGTGCAATCGAACCCGCTGTTTCTTGAAAAGGTTCTCTACGCCGAGGTCCACCAAAACGATCAAATCATCTGCCGAGAACACCTGGACGACCTCAGCTTTGAGCGTCCTTTCTTCGTTCTCGTTCATCTTGCATCTCCCATACCGAACTGGCGCGAGCTTACAACACAAACTTATCTCCAGGCAAAGAAAAACCCCGCTTGTTAGGCGGGGTCTCGTGCAATCAATTGCACGTCAGGATGGTGAGAGTGCTTGGGCCGCCCGGTGCATGGCGTGCCCCGTCTGTTTCACGTTGTCATACAGGTCGTTCAATTCCTCCGCCAGCTCTGCTTGCCAAACGCCGAGGTTCAGCGCTTCGAGCAGGTCTTCCAGCGACAAGCCTTCGAGCTGGTTGATGACGATTTCGTTCAGGTAGGTATTGTCTTCCTTACCGTCGCCCCAGTTCTTGATGTAGGTCTTTTCCTTGTAGCCGTTGGCCCAGCGGTGCTGGTTCAAGGTGGCCTTGGCGAAGTACCTCCCGATCAAGCCTACCAGGCCCAGTTCGGTGTGCTCGGCTACGTCTACCAGGATCTCGAAAGCGTGGCGCAAGTCCTGTGCCAGGCACGCCGCTACCAGCGCTTCGGTGCGGCGCAAGGTCTGCTCAGGAGACCCCAGGGCAGATGGCTCGTGGCTCAGCGGGGCGTAGTGCTCAACCCAGGAGTCATCGACGTGTTTCTGGTAGCCCTTGTCGAGCATGGTCATCAGGCTCTGCGCGGCGTTGCCCATGGCGAAGGGGTGGATGTCCTCGCCCCGCATGTAGCTTTGCAGGTGTTCGCTGATCATGAAGTGCAGCGCGTCGACCAGCTCCATGTGGTACTCGGCGATGTCCTTCTCTTCACGGAACACGTCGTAGTAGTTGGACGACAGGTTCTTCCACCATTCCCAGGTAGTGTGACCCATGGCCTCGCTGGCTTCAGTCCAGGCCGCCCGCATGAACGGGTAGCCCTGGGTGTGCCACTGCGGGTGGACGATCAGGTTTTGTTTGTTCTGCATCTCCACCATCATCCTCGCGACTTGCGCCAGGTTGTCCAGGGTGGTGCCGGTGAAGAAGGTCTTCGAGTGAATCATCATGTGCTCTTACTCCGGGTCGTACTCAGGTGTGCCAGCGATGAAGGGAGTGATCTGGGGCAGCATGGCCGCAGGCTCACCGTTGTTGTGGATCGTGTTGGTGATGAAGCTGTCCGGGAAGCGGTCGTCGCTGGTGTGGCCGGTGTGGACCACCCCCTCCCGAAGGATCTCCACCATGGCGTAGCCGACGCCCAGCTCGATGCAGCGCTGGAGGATGTACTCGGCTTCGTTGTACAGCGGCTTCCCGTTCTCGTCGTTGTAGGCGCGGGTGTCCGACACGACGAACAGGCGTCTGCCTTCTTCGTACAGCCGGGTCAGCTCCTCGTCGAACTGCTCGATCCAGTATTCCCTGTCCTGGCGACGGCGGTACTCCGTGCCCCAGAACTGAAGGACCTGGCGGGAGGTGAGAGGCTCCCCGATGGCTACGCCGTGGCTCAGGGCCACCCGAACGAAGTCGCGGTCTGAGCAATTCAGCAACGCAAGTGACTTCTGTGGGCGGGTCTTCCAGTCATGCGACTGAAGTAGCTCCACGCTAGCGTCAAAGGCTTCGCTCACCTCCCGGTAAAGGGCTGTCGCGAACGCCACGCGGGTGTAGTCGTACTTCTCGACCAGCATCCCCGCCAGGGTGTCCTTTCCTGCTCTCGGCAGTGAGTGCAGCGCAACAATTTGTCCCATTTCCTTACCCTCTTGTACGTCGTGTTATCCGGCCTGCTGCTGGTGGCTTCGACGCTGCTTTTGGTGTGGCTTTGGCTGCTGCCTGGGCCTCGCGTTTCTGTTTAGCCGCAATGGTGCGAGCGTCGTTCGGGTTTTCACCCATCCGGTACTCGAACAGAGGGCAGTTGTTCGAGGTGCACTTGGCGACCTCGTAGACCATGCCGCCCATGCAGGTAACGCACATTGCACGGATGGCTGTCTTCCGGTTCGTCACACCGGCTGTGAAGCGTTCGCATACTGC